CCAAAGCAAAAATATAAAAGCCAGAATTAACAGGCACAAATCGGAGCTTAAACATAACAAACACAAAAACTTATATCTACAAAGAGAATGTAATAAGTATGGGTTTGATTTTTTAAAATTTGAGGTTTTAGAGTTTTGCGAAGAAACAGAACTCAATTTTAAAGAAAGATATTACATTGAAAAATTCGAGTCCAACAATTACAAAAAAGGATTAAACTTAACTAATGGCGGCGAAAATACAAAATGGACGAAAGAAGCAAGAGAAAAAAGATGCGGTTCTGGAAATCCAATGTACGGGAAGAATATTAGTAAAGAACATTTAGAAATTGTAAGAGTTTCGAATCTTGGCACATCTGACAAATTAACTGTTGAAGATGTTGTAATAATCAAAACAAAACTTTCTGAAAACTATAATCTGCAAAAACTTGCGGAAGAATATCAAGTTTCCTATTCTACTATACACAAAATATTTTGCTGCAAAAATTGGTATTGGGTGTTAAGTGAGTTAAATGAAAGTTTAAAAAAGTTGAGAGAAAAAAACAGATGTGAAAAAGAACTTGAAATAAAAAAACGAAACGAAAAAATTATTCAAGCTTTCTGCCAAGGGAAAAAAAGAAAAGATATATGTGAAATTTATTGTTTAAGCAAAGATGTTGTAGGAAATGTTTTAAGAAACTATCAAGCTAATACCGAGGTAAATTTAAAATGTAAAAGTTTTAAATCACTGTAACGCATAGGAATTGAAACTGCATATAACGCAGAATAAAAAATTCCCACGAGTGACCGACATCTTATTTTGTAAGATGATGATATATGCTGAACTTATAGGAAACTATAAGAAGTAGAGGATAAAAAGCCTTTACGATAACATTTTGGAAATACACCAGTGGAAGAATGGAAAACCGTTGTATGACATCTTAGCAGATGGTGTATCGGCGAGAGAACAGCCGCTTATATTTATGACGTCAACAGCCGGAGTAATTCGTGAAGATATTTACGATCAAGAATACGAAGATGCATCAACGCTAATTGACAGTTATGATAATCCAGAACTTCCGACAGACGAAAGAACGATCTGTTTTATTTATGAACTGGATAATCGCAACGAGTGGCAAGAAGAAAAGAACTGGTACAAAGCAAATCCGGGACTTGGAACAATCAAACGATACAGTTACTTAGCTGAGAAAGTCAAGAAAGCAAAGAGCAATCCGAGACTTGTTAAAAATCTTTTATGCAAAGAATTTAATATCCGTGAAACATCCGGCGAGGCATGGCTGACATTTGAACAGATTAACAATGAAGAAACATTTGACATAACTGCATTAAAGCCCAAGTATGGCATAGGTGGCGCAGACTTATCAAGCACAACAGACTTGACCGCAGCCAAGATAATATTTAAGTTTCCTGGCAATAACAAGATTTATGTGCTTCAGATGTACTGGATGCCTGAGGAAAGCTTACAAACTCGAATTGATGAGGATAAAATACCGTATGACGTTTGGGTTGACAGAGGATTTATCCGCTTGTGCAGAGGAAACAAAATCAATTACAAAGATGTTACAGCGTGGTTTGTTGAGATGCAGGAAAAGCATGATATTTATTTGTTGTATTGTGGATATGACGGTTGGTCGGCTGAATACTGGGTCAATGAAATGAAAGAATACTTCGGTGACACGGCAATGGTCAAAGTAATACAGGGCAAAAAAACGCTGTCAGCACCTATGAAGCTGCTAGGCAAAGAACTTGAAAGTAAAAACATAATTTATAACAACAATCCGGTTGATAAGTGGTGTTTATGCAATACAGCCACTGACGAGGACGTGAACGGCAACATACAACCGCACAAGACAAACAACCCACGTCGAAGAATAGACGGCACAGCGGCTTTGCTAGATGCCTTTACGGTATTATCTGATAAGCAAGAAGAATATTTGTCCCTCATGTGAAAGGAATGATATTTATGACTAAAATCAGGACTGTTAAATCTCTTAGAGAGGCGGTGATCCATTAATCTCACAGCCGTATGTGTGATATGGCAAGTTTTGAAAGGTGGTGAGAAAAATAGGATTATTCAAAAAGAAGAATTATGCACCAAGTAATACGAGTTTTAAGATGATTACAGAACGAGGTAATGGATTTTATGCGTGGGATGGAAAGAATTATAACTCCGATATCGTCAGGGCGTGTATAAGGCCAAAGGCCAAGGCACTTGGGAAAATGGGCGTTAAACATTTGAGGGCTGGAATTGACAAAGACGGAAAGCCAAAAGTACAAATAAACCCCGAGGCATACATGGCGTTCCTTTTGTCGGACCCGAATCCTTATATGACCGGTCAAAAGCTCGTTGAAAAAATGGCGACTCAGCTTGCACTGAATAATAATGCATTTGCTTTGATTGTTAGAGATGCAAACGGTTTTCCGATTGAGTTATACCCGATAAACTGCGTTAACTGCGAAGCGGTTTACAGTGATTCTGGTAACTTGTCATTAAAGTTTCTGATGCCGAACGGCAAAACGTTTCAGTTTCTGTATGATGATATCATACATATCAAGAATGATTACAACAGCAATGAAATATTTGGAGATAGTGCAGCAACTTGCTTGTCTCCTTTGATGGATATTGTAACAACAACAGATCAGGGCATTGTTAAGGCAATCAAAAATTCAAGTGTCGTTAAATGGCTATTAAAATTCAATTCGTCAATGCGTAGCGAGGATATTAAAACAAAATCCAAAGAATTTGCAGATAGTTTTTTGGACGTCTCAACTGGAACGGGCGTTGCTGCCGTCGACGCTAAAGCTGACGCGCAGCAAGTCGACAACAAAGACTACGTACCTAACAGTTCGCAGATGGAGAAGACCACACAACGCATATATTCGTTCTTTAACGTCAATGACAAGATTGTACAGTCAAAGTACACGGAGGATGAATGGAATGCTTACTATGAAGCACAGATTGAACCTGATGCAATAGCGTTTCAAGAAGAGTTCACACGAAAATTATTTACTAGGCGTGAAAGAGGCTTCGGAAACAGGATTGTATTTGAAGCGACAAGCCTGACAACAGCAAGCATGAGCACAAAGCTTGGCTTAGTACAGTTTGTTGACCGAGGAATAATGAGCCCTAACGAAGTTAGAACAGTGTGCAATCTCCCTCCGAGAGACGGTGGAGATGACTTTATCCTCCGTAAAGATACAGGGGTTGTGAAAGGAGGTGAGAACTAATGGCAGACATAAGCATTAAAGGCCCTATTGTTCCATCTGATGAAGCTTGGATTTACGATTGGTTTGGAATAGAATGTGCAAACCCTAAAGCGGTTAATAGCGCAATTGCAAAAGCAAACGGCGAAAAGCTTGACGTATACATAAATTCGGGCGGTGGTGATATATTTGCAGGATCTGAGATTTATGAAGCACTGAGAAGTTATAAAGGCGATGTTAAAATCCATGTTGTTGGTTTGGCTGCATCTGCTGCATCTGTTATTGCATGTGCAAGAGAATCAGAGATAACGCCAACAGCTATGATGATGGTACATAACGTGTCAAGCTATGCTGAGGGCGATTATCACGACATGAAACACCAGGCAGAAGTGCTACAGAAAGCAAACAAGACAATAGCGAATGCGTACATAGCAAAAACAGGAATGAGTGAGGCCGAAGCACTTGCGCTAATGGATAAAGAAACATGGCTAACTGCACAGGAGGCAGTTGAAAAAGGATTGTGCAACGCTATTTCAAAGCCACAGCAGAACAGTACAGTACAACTTGCGGCATCTTATAATTCTGGAATGTTACCAAAGTCGGTAATTGATAAAATGCGGAATCAGTTGACAAATGAAAAGCAGAAGAAACAGGCACAGACGAAACTAAACTTATTAAAACTTGGAGGAAAGAACATATGAACAGAAAACAGTATGAAGCAAAAAGAATGCTCCTGATGAACGAAGCACAGCAGTTACTTGACGATGGCAACATTGAAGGATCAGAAGCAAAAATGAATGAAGTAAAGGCGCTTGACGAGAAGTTTGAGGCGATCGCAAAAGCACAGGCAAACCTTAACGCAATCAATGGTGTGGTAGTAGCGGCAAACTCCATGACGGCACAGATGGCAAGCGGCACACAGATGCAGGGCGATGCTGCTGATACAGATATGTATAACACGCCTGAATACCGTAAGGCGTTCATGGAAAACGTCGTTAAGGGCACGCCTATTCCGGCAAAATTCCAGAACACAGCAGCACAGACAACAACTTCTGACGTTGGAACAGTAATCCCTACAACACTTGTACAGAAAATTTACTCAAAGCTTGAAACAGCCGGTAAGTTTCTTGCAATGGTTACAAAGACAAACATCAAAGGCGGATTAACGGTTCCTACGTCATCTATCAGCTTAACGGCTTCATGGGTTGCTGAGCGTGGTACAGCAGACAGCCAGAAAGCCACAACCGGCTCAGTTACATTTGCGTATAATAAACTTATCTGTAAGGTTGCAACATCATTTGAGACCACAATCGTTTCACTTGATATTTTCGAAGCTGAATTTGTTTCCAAGGTTGTGCTTGCTATGACAAAGGCTCTTGAACAGGCGATTTTTAACGGCACAGGTGCTACGTATTATCAGCCAGTCGGATTTCTTACGGAAACGCCTGTAACCGGCCAGAAAGTTGAAATTACAGAAGGAAATCATATTACATACGCTGATCTTGTTGCCGCAGAGGCCGCACTTCCTGACGAATACGAATCAGGTGCTATCTGGGTAATGCCTAAAAAGACATTTTACAATGAAATTATCGGCATGAAAGACAGCACGGGTCAGCTAATTGCACGTGTGAATGTGGGGATTGACGGCAAGCCTGAGCACACAATTCTTGGGCGTAGAGTTGAGTTCACACAGTATATGAGTGCATTTTCAACAACGGTTGCAGCAGATACAATTGTTGCGGCTATCTTTGATTTCTCGTACTACGCAATCAACACAAACTACGCAATGACAGTAAGAAAGTATATCGACGAAGATACCGACGATGAGGTAACAAAAGCTATCATGCTTGTAGACGGTAAGACAATC